CGATTGATAAGGCATATTGTTTAAGTATAAAAAATAAAATAAAAATATAATATATATTATAAAAAAAATGATAATTCATAAAACTCATACAAAAAAAGATATTGTAAATTTATTTGAAACGCACGGGATTAAAATTAATAAAACATTAAGTAAAAATGAAATTACATCAGAACTAGAAAAATATTTGGATAAATTTATTTATGATGATAAAATTAAAAATTTAACTGAATTAAAGAAATATTTAAAAACGAAAACAACAAAGCAACGTCCCACAAGCGAACAAAAAAAAGAAATAATGTTTAAGGCAAAAAAAATAATTAAGTGGGGAAAAAATGATTATATATTTGATGGATCAACTTATAATAATTTCGATGATCCATTTAGTGATATAATGAATATATATATGTGGGGAGATTTATCAAGTGTAAGGAAGGCGTGTAGATATTATAATTTATGTAATAAATGTAGTAATCATATAAATCCTATAATATCAGATGAAATAAAAAATGATTTAAATAAAAATAAAATTATTAAACAACAATACATTAATAATTTAGTTGTAAGAAAATCAACTCCGGAAAATCCCGTAATCGTTTACTTCGATTAATTGCGTTTTAAATTACTTAAAAAAATCTAGTATTATACTAATAATGAATTATCAAGATCTGCAAAATCGTGATTTAAGTTTTGGATATAAATCTGAGGAAGAGATCCATCAAATACTGGAGAATGTATTTGGTAAGTTGTTAAGAAGTAAATTAAATCCCGAGATGGGTGAATATTATGAATTTGACAAATATTCAGAGGATTTTTTTATTGAAGTAAAAACACGGCGAATATTACATGATAAATTTTCATCATTATTTTTTGGTGAAAATAAATTACGTAAAGGTGATGATATATTAAAAAAATTTCCTAATATAAGAATATTTTATTTATGGAGATGTGAGGATGGTATTTTTGGATGGGAACATCGAAGCACGGAATTTACTATACAAAGGCGAGGGAGATGTGATCGTGGTCGTAATGAGTATAATGATTGTGTGGATGTATTGCAAGAAAATATAAAACCATTAAATGAATTATTAAATTAAAATATTTTATATAAATAAAAATGGTTGAAAAAGTTAAAGTAAAATATAAAGGAAAAAATAAAAAGATTCCTAAAAAATATGTTGGTACATTAAAAGGTGAAGAAAAAAAGAAACAAGTCAAAAGTATTGTTGAAGGAACAACAAGACCTAAGACATCAGCAAAATCAAGAAAATCTACTTGGACTGTAAAATTTGATAAAAAATATGGAGAAGAATTAGAATCTATGAAAGGTGGTAAAAGTAAAAGAAATATTGCGAAAGTAACTGGTATACCATTCAAAGCAATAGATGAAGTTTTTAAAAAAGGTGAAGCAGCATACTATACTGGTGGATCAAGACCGAATCAAACTCCTCAGTCATGGGCGTATGCTCGAGTTTATAGTTATATATTAGGAGGTGGTGCGAGAAAAGTTGATAAGGAAATAACTGAAAAGTATAATGTTAAATTTCCTTCTTAGGTTTTTTTCTTCCACATTCTAAAATACAATCATCATAATCTAATTTTTTTAATCTAATTAAAATAATAATATAGGAACATAATTTTTCATGATCGCTTTTAGTTATTCTTAAATTTTTAATTTTTCTATGATAAAAAACATTTACTGCTGTAAGACAAAAATTTATTACATCTTTAATTGTTCCTCCTTTTTTTAAATTTTGAATTATGATTTTATTTGTTCTTTGTAAATATTTTTCCCATATTATTTTATGATCTTTATATACGGGTATCGATGATAAAAGTAAATCTTTATAATAAACTGCAAAGCATCCTTTAGATCCATTAAGAATCATTTTTTTCTATTATACATATAGAATACATTTTATTTTTAAATATAATCTATAATTATACTTAAAATCATATATTTTCACGGCAATAATCTATAATTATGGTTATTTTTAAGTATTAATCTATTATAATGTTGTTTTTAATGGTAAAATAAGGGTTTAAAGGTATATATTTTAAAATATATACCTTCTTTTAAGTGTTTTTAGGTAATAATCCTCAATATATTCCATTTTGCCGTGATTTTATGGTATTATTATAGATTATTAAGTATAATTATAGATTATTACGATGTTTTTTTATAACTTTAAGTATAAATTAAGATTATATATGTTTTATTAATTAAAAAAAAATATATTATTAAATATAAATGATTGAATATAAAATTGGAGATATACATGAAGTAATAAAAACTATAGAAGATAATACAATTGATTTTATTTATACTGATCCACCATTTGGTACAACAAAAGCAATTTGGGATAAACCATTAGATTGGGAAAATTTATTTTTAGAAATGTGGAGAGTTCTAAAACCAAATGGTATAATTTGTTTATATGCAAGTATGCCCTTCACATACGATTTATTAAAATATCAAAAACCTAAATATAATTATACTTGGATTAAAAATAATTCAACTGGTTTCTTTCAAGCAAAATATCAACCATTAAGAAAAACAGAAGAAATTTTTATTTATTACAAAAAAAGAGGAACTTATAATCCACAAATGATTGGAGATAAATTTGTTAAAAAAAGAAATGTAAAATACGGAGGTCAACATGGATACTGGGGAAAAGATGGAATTGATAAAAAAAATGAATATAATAAAGAAGAAGGTCATAAAGGAAAATATCCCACTAATATATTAGATTATAAAATTAGAAAAGATAAAACTGGAATTACAAGAACAGACGATCATATTGATTACTTTATTAAAACATATACAAATGAAAATGATAATATATTAGATATGACTTGTCATAACAAATATGTTGGAAATAGATGTGATTTATTAAAAAGAAATTATATTGGAGTTGATATTAAAGATATGAATTAAATTTAATCACTAATAGTCATAGTAATATTATCATCACTATCACTATCACTCGATGAATCATCATCACTACTATAATCCATCTTATCCTTTAATAATACAATCTCCTCACGTAATTTTGCATTATCCTTTTCTAATTGACGGCATTTCTTTTTATATTTATCATCTTTTCCTTTTTTGCTTTTATTATTAGAACAACTTTTATTTTCCTTCTCCTTAGGTTTCTTTGTTCCTACTAGATCCATATATCGATCCCTCATTCTATCATAATCCTCACGTGATGGACGTTCCTTTAATATTTGCACTTGTTCCCCTAATTCATTTACTGATGTTGTTAATCTTTGATTTACACGATTACTTGATGCTAATCGTTCTTCTAATTGAGTAATCCTATCATCAACTAAATTTTTTTTCTCTTCTTTAATTGCTTGCTCTACTTTAATATCAAACCACTCATTTAATCTTTTATTTTTCTCTTCTAAAGTTTTAATCCTTCGAGATTTATTCTTTAATATTTCATATGGATATTCATTATAACATTCAACACAAAAATTAATCATCTTATTTATATATTTCCATTCTAATTTTTGTTCCCTCATTTGTTTTGATATTTTACTTTTTTCATTCCTCCTAGTCCCTTTATTCTCTCCCTCTAACTTTTCACTTAGATCCTCTTCATCTAATTCAATTTCATCACGAAAAACTTTCAAAATTATTTCAGCATTTTCCTTTGACATTTTTATTCTATTAATATTACCTTAGAAAATAATTTTAAGTAATTTACATTTAATTTTATCGATATTATTTAAAATTATTTTCTATATTAAATTTATAGAATATGGAATACACAGAAGAAGAACTTCAAAAGATTATCAAAAGTTATAAACTTAAAAGACAAAGAGAACAAAATTATTATCATAATGTAAGTAAAAATGATGAAAATTTTAAAATTAAAAATCGTCAAAGAGCAAAAAATCATTATCATTCAAAAGGTAAAGAAATGAAAAAAAATAATTATAATGAAAATAAAGAATTCATGCAATATAAATCATTATACAATTATTACAAAAAAAATGATAAATTAGAACACTTTAAAGAATTACATCCAATTAAATATAAATTTTTATTTGAAAAAGGTTTTATAAATTAAAATCTTATTTTTTTTTTATTGTTTCATTATAATAATAATTATAAATGAGCGGATATGTTGATACTAAATTAATTAATTGTAATCGTCTTGCTTCTATTGAAAGTAGGACTGGTAATAATTCTAATCCAGCAATATTTACAAATCCTTTAAATGAAACTGTTAAATTAGATGTAGGTGATAAAATTAGTGTAGAAAGAGCATTTGTAAATGAAGTCGGTGCCGGTAATCCTCAAACCATAGAATTTAAAGGTCAAAATAAAGGATTTAATGCTGTTGCAACTTATACTGATATTCAATATAATGAAAAATATTATAAAAAAAGCAATACTTATGATCCTAAATATAGATTAGGTTATTATCGAAGTATTACCACAACTGAAGTAGTAAGGCAATCTTTACCTAACACTCCACCCTTACCTACTGATGAAACAGTTGATTTAAGAGATAATTTAGCACCATTAGTTTTTGGTTATTTTATTACAAATAATGAATATCCCAATTACGTACAACAACCAAGAAGATACGCGAGTAATCTTATGGTAAGAGGTAATGTTAATCGTAACACACCAAACGCATTTACCGACAGAGATAGCGAAATCGAAGGTTTACCAAAAGGTCTTTTTACTATCAATACCAATTGCCCTTGTTTTGCTGATTATAGAAAAAGAGAAGATCTTAGTAATGCTATTTATTATAAACAAAAGATAGATAATACAAGATATACTTTATATATCAAAGATAAAATTGCTTATAGTGTAGGAGCAACAAATGATATAGAACAATTTCCAACACACGATCTTAATGGTATTTTTAGTGAATCTACATATTATCGGGTAAGAGATAGATTAGATATAGAAGTCAATAAAGGTTTTAATACTCCTTCAGCAGTAGCAGAACAAATTACTCAACAATTAACCGAAACTAAAAATGAAGATATTTTTGAAATTTTAGATGGTGATAATTTTGTTAGACCATTAACAAAAACAATTGAAACAAATACTTTTAAACCCATCAACGCTCAAAATATTTATAATTTCAGTAAAGATAGTCATGATGATTATATTACTCAAGTTTTACCAGTAACTAATGCTAATGTATCACAAGAAAGTATAGATTATATTGCTACATTTGGTTACATAGGAGTAAAACGTCCCGAAATATTTGAAGCGGGGAGAAAAATGCATAAACTTCTTAATACTGCTGAAAATCAACCTACCATCTATGATGTAAATCGTGTTCTAATTAATGAAGCAGTTAGACCGGATTTAGGATTTAATACGATGTATGATAGACCGGTTTTAGCAAGTGAAACGGGTAATCAACTTGATACATTTGTTTTAGGTATATTATATACAAAAGAAAATTTAAAAATAATAAGAGATTTTTTTGACGCTCAAGCATTATATCCCGAACTATGGGATAATTTACAAGATACTATTGCTTATAGTGATACAGCACTCACGGGTCTAACAAGACCATCAATTGATAATTCTAGATTTTTTCATATGAATAAATATAATACTCGTGCTGGTGCTTCTCCAAGAAATGAAGCATTCGGTGATGATGCTTTTACTCAACGTGCCGCACCAAATAATATAGAAATGTCTACTCAACCAGTATTTTTTTATTATGATGATACTACAAGAGATAAATTTGTAGAACCACAAGATTATAATGAGGATACGGATGGTTATATGTATGGTTTTGCTGAACCCGTGAGATTTACTAATCATAATGCAGATGGGTCTTTCAAAGAATATATTTATTTAATTAGTATCACGAATCGTCTTGTAGGTGGTGTCCCGAGAAATCTATATAGTGAGGATACAACACCCGCCGATCCCGAATATCAAAGTATCGAAAGAGGTAGAAAAATCGGTTTTGATTTTCATTCTACAGCATATAGCACAGCAATCATTACTCCTTATAGTGGTTATGGTAATACTGATATTGGAGTTGCCGCTGCTGTGAATGATGGGACTGGATCAGATCAAACTGTATTTGCGTATCCAACACAAATAAATTGGATTAGAAGCACGGGAGCATCTACAACTATGACTGATTTAAATCCATATATGACGATGAGTTATATCGGTGCTAATAATCCCGCAATCGATTATAATAATGTAACTAATAGATTTGAACTTAAAAGATTTCATACGGGTAATAATACCGGTAATAAAGCAACGGCGGGTAATCCTAGTGCTGCTGTTAATAGTAAATCTTTATGTCCTCCTAAAAGATTAACACAAAGATTAATAACTCCAGCAGTATCAAATCAAGAAGCGGGTAATACAGTTTATAAAATTAATCCTAGACCCCCTCAGTTTGGTTTTAGTCCAACATTTAAACCTTATTCAAGATTTAATGAAGCATATAGAACCCAACCATATCCAGAAACAGCAACAGATCTTTTAGCAAACTATTCTACAACGGGCGGTAATACAACTAAATATGATGGATTTAATCTTAATATTGAACCATATAAAATATTTGATAGTCATGGTGGTATTTATATTGAAGATTGGGGATTTGATGAAGATAATTGGGAAGATAATTTATGGGATATTTTAGGTTTTGATTATAGTGCTGTGAATTCTAAAGCATCAAGTAAAAATGTTTTAACTAAAAGAATTGATAATGAAAATAGTGGTTCATTATATCGCGCCACTACAAATGCAGAAGTAGTACAAACTGATACAAAAAATTATGTTACTAATCAATTTGGTGCAGTTATGTATTATAATCAATTACCGTATCCTACTTGTGTTCCAAATTTTAGAGCAGCAAATACTGGTGCAAGAACGGAGTTTGTATATACTGGCGGGATTGGATTGTCTCCACCCAGTTATGCTTTTACCCCATCACACGCCCAACCATTAGAATTATGGAATGAAGTAGCAGTATTAACTCAATCAACAACCATTACCGCAACTGATTTACAAAAGAGCGTATTAAGACCATATTATACAATAAGAAGTGATATTTTAGAAGGTGCGACTGCGATTGGTGGTAATCCAACGGGGGCAAATTTACCCATCATATCAATTGTGGATAAGTATAGTGGTGCCTCCGATTATTTCCTAGGTAATCCAAGTGATATACAATTTACTGTTACAAAACCAACTATGATAGCAGATATTACAACATCGATACATGATAGTGATGGTGAATATGCTAATGTTGATAAAACTTCATCAGTCATTTATAAAATACAAAAAGTAAAATCAGCACCAGTAAATATTATTGAAGAAATATTGAAAGATGATAAAAAAAAATAATTTTTGAAAAATTTGAAAATAAAATATTATAATATAATAAATATTATAAAATGGTTGACTTATGTGTTCTTTGGTCTAAAAGTGATAAACTTAAATGGGATACGCTTACTGATAAAGTAGAATGGACGACTTATGATCTAGATGAAGGAGAATGGTGGGACGATTTTGCTTGGTGTGTAGTTCATAAAAAAGAATGGAAGGTTGAGGATTTAATTGCTTCAGTTGAAGAAGATATGAAAAATAAAGTTTCAGTAAAAGAATTATTTTTAAAATATTCGGAATAAATAATAAAAAAAAATATATTATTATATTAATAATAATTGTAAAACTAATGGATCAAACAACATATGATGAAATAATTAGTGTTCTTGCGATGCATGGAAGACCAGATTTAATTTATGAATTTAAAGATGTAGTAAGAGTTGATAAAGATTATAAACCACCGAAATATATAAAAAGAGATAGTTTAAGTGATAGTGAAGGTAGTGCAGTAAGTGAAGATGATTTACAATTTAAAGTTGATAAAAATGGTTTTCATAGTATAAAGTAATTTTTTTTCTAAGATATATTTTTATATTTTATCATAATAATAATAATGGTAAAAATGGTTATTGAAAAAGCAACTGCTAAAAATAAAAAACTTAAGGCAATATTTTATGACGACGAAGGTAAGAAAATAAAAACGACATCATTCGGCGATTCAAGATACGGAGATTATACCCTAACCAAAGACAAGAAACAAAGAAGTAAATACAGAGATCGTCATAAAAAAGATTTGGAGAAAGGTGATTATAAGTCGGCGGGTCATTTAAGTTATTATATACTTTGGGGGGCATCTACAAATCGTAATACTAATATTAAACAATATAAAAAAAAATTTAATTTAACTTAACTTAATAACAATTCATAAATGGATTATATTCTTGTTGAGGAGGAGCAACAGCACGCCGTAATTGTTTTTTTAACATCTCTTCTTCCTCTTCCTTCTTTTGTTTTATTTTTTTTTCTTCTTTTCTAGTTTTACGAATTTTTTCATAATTCATAATTGCTTGTAATTGTGCTTCCTCAAGATCTTTTTTAGTAAATGTTTGTTCTTTTTTTATTTCTTTAAATACTTTTTCTTCTTCATTTTCTTCAACTTCTTCTTTTAATTTTCTAACTCTTTTTACTTTTTGTTTTTTTAATAATTCTTTTTCTTCTATTTCTAATGCTTTATTTTCTTTCCTCTCTTGTGCTTTCTTTTTTCTTGACGCCATCGCCTTCTCCCTTGCTAGTTTTAATTTTTCCTTATGCTCCTCAGTCATAGGGGCACGTTTCTTTCTAGGTTTTCCGGATTTTGTTAATTTAGGTTTAACAATTGTATTATCTTCCGGTAATGAAAATATTTCATCAACATTCATATCTTCCCTTTTTGATTTTGCTTTAGGAATTGCTTCTATTACTTCTTCTACTACTTCTTCTTCTTCTTGTACTTCGTGAAAATCTTTTTCTTCATCAAAATCTTCAATTTCATCAACAACACTTTCAATATTTTCTTCATCATCACTTGGAATAAAATCCATTTTAACTTCCGGTAAAAAATCCATTACTTTTTATTATAATTTAGAAAATATTTTTGTATTAATTATTAAAAATTATTATTTTTTATTAAATAATTTTTGATTTTTATTTTTCTTTAATTTTTTTAAAAAAATAGTATAATTATTTTTGAGGACGTATATGAAAGCAACAAATTGTTTTTCCACTTAATGCTGTACAAAGTGTTTCATTTTCATATACAATATCAACATCAAAAGAATTTACAAAAATTTCTTCCGGATTATTTAATGCTAAATATGTTTTTTCGTGTGGTTCAAAGTATAGACCACCAGTTTCATTTCCACTATTATCAAAACGAGGTAAATGTGCTACTATCTTAGAGATTGTTCCTTGCCTTGCATTCACCGTGTTTTGTGTAAAATTATTTAATCGAATAAATAATGAAATGTTTGATACTAATTTTGGAACTGTTGAACTTTCATTTGTTGTTACAAGATTTGTGCTTGTTGGTCTTGATATAGGATCTCCAACAAATCCTAAAATAAATTGTGTATTACATAAATCAGTTGAATTACCATAAGGAAGACTTCTTGCTGTTATAATTAAACTATCATAGTCTGCCATACCACCACTTCCATTTACTTTCTTCGGTGCTAATAATGTATTGTTCGAATAATTATTCCAAGGTCTTTGTTCTAAATCTTTACAAAATTGTGTTAAATTTCTTTCTTGTGAATATCCCCACCAATCATAATTTACATAACCCGCAGCACTATATGTTGGATAATTTGTATAATGTTGAATACTTTCTAAAGTCATAGTTTTTCCAATATTTGTTGATCCACTCATGTGACATACTGGATACAACGCCCATTCAGTAGCATTAATAGGATTCAAACATTCATTCTTAATTGCTCCCGCTCCAGCAAGAACTGTATGATCGCATAGTAATACTTCAGTTCCATTTTCTTGAATTAAAATGATTGATAATTCTTCATTATTTAATTTAAATTTAACTTTTCTAAATTTACTTGTATTTGCTAAAATATCGTAAGCAGCATCAAAGTTTGTATTATGATTTCCGTAATATATTATTTCATTCATAAAAATACCTTCACCAGCACCCGCTTGACTTCGATGACCGCTTTGAAATACTCTTAAAGGTGCTTCTCCTCCAGAGGTTCTTCCCCGCAATATACATATATCAGCATATCTCATTCTCCCATTCGGATTTAATCCAGTTCTTAATGTTCCTCCTATAGTATCATCAAAATAAGTGGGTAAATAATCATAATCACCAACTGCTGATATTTCTCTTTGTTGATTAATTCTAGATAATCCACACATAAAAGGACCAGTAGTAGCATCACTAAAATTAAAAACACATTCACCTTCATTTTGTGATATAGGATATTCACGATTTTGAACGTAAAATCCTCCTTGTGCTGATGTTCCAGTCTGAGTTAATACACCCGCTGCTTGAGTAAAATTAGCATAATCATTATTTTCAGAAATATCAGTAAATGTTATACTAGCAGCATTCCTTGTTGTTTTTGCTGTTTGTTGTGTTGAAACAAATTTAAATCCTTCAAATACTTGAGTTGAAGTATCATATTTTGCCGATACTTCAACACCAGTTGTAGTAGTTCCAGTAATTAATGATGGGTGAAAAGTTGCTTGATCTATCCCCTTTTCAATTTCAACCGCCATATCATCAATATTAACTTCATTCTTTACATCTCCCGCACGGAATGAAGCACCCGCACCGATTACAGCACGGAAAGGTTGTGTGGTGCTAGATTGTAAAGTATCAACTTCATCAGCACCATCACCAATAGGAGTCCCGAAATAATGACAAAAATTACTGTTTGTTCTATCTAATACAAATAAACCATTCTTATTAATTTTTGCCGATTGTAATGCAATCTCTGAATTTGCCGGAATCTTCATGGTATTCAGTAATCTATTTTGATACGAATATGGTTTAAATACATTCGCAAACTTTGGATTATCTTCTTGAGAAATATTCGATGTGACAACTAAACTCATTTTATTTTATATTATATAAAATAATAAATTTTATTTTAATAAAAAAAAAATAATATTATACTTTAAAGATGCCTAAAAAAAAAAGTGTATTTGTTAAACCAATTATCAATCATAATAAAATTCAATTGAATATTGTAAATGAATTAGATAAAGATAAAATTATTACTCCCGAAAAAATATTCGATGGTTACAAAAAAAATAATAATAAAAGAAATAATAGAAGTGTAACAAAAAAATCAAAAAAATAAAGTAAAATTATTTTGTGTTTCTCGTTTTAAAAGGTAAATTCCTAAGTTTTAAAAGTAAATTAAAGTGATTATTACAATTATTACGTTTTTTTTAATCTTCAAATCTATTGTATATAAAATTTTATGTTTTTTATATATTATATATTATATTATATATTATATATATTATATATCTCACAGCAACATCTAAAAAGTGTAACATTTGTAACATTTTACTTTATATTCAATTACACTCCTTTTAATTAAAAGGTGAATAAATTTATTTTACCTTTGAATGTTTTGAATAATCGGCAAATATTGATTACGCAGTATTTCAATACAAGTTATAAAATAATGAGTAAAAACAATAATTTTTATTTTCTAATAAAATAAATAATACAAAATATCAATACAATAATAAAAATAAATTATAAAAAGACGATTATTACATTTTCTATTTTCTATGGTAATGGTTCATTTACATATTGTAATTCTCCAGTAGGTGTATTATCTTTTTTTTTATTTTCTTTGAATGGTTTAATTGCTTTGAGACCATTACAAATAATTGGTTTCCTTACATTAGGATAATCATCATTAAATTTTTTATTAAACATACCGATAATATCTAAATCAATATTAGGTGATGATTCTAATAAATTATCATATTCGGCACGACATACTTTTAAAAAATCACGGCAAGGTTTTCTTTTTTTATCATGTAAAGATAATTCAATTTCTATTGTTCTTCCTAATTTACTCCATGCTAATGCACTAATACGATGACCTTCAAATGTTTCGGCATATTTTAAGAATGATCCTAATGTTCCTAGTATTCCACAGAAGATATTGAATCCGCCGACAACTGCTGTAAATCCATGTTGATAATCTTCGGGTATATAACTATCAACAGCAAAGTTTCCAACACCAGTCAAAGTAGATAATACAATAATTGGAATTTGTAAATGTTGATATTTCTTTTTATATTTTCTTGTACTATAATTATGTAAATATGCGTAACACATACTTATTTCTCCCCATTCACTTAATAATTCTTCTATCTCATCACTCCATTCATCTATATTATCGGGTAAAGGTCTTGGTGTTATTGATTCCATATTAACGAAGTTTAACCTTTGGTATTATTATTATTATTATTATTATTTTTTATATTATTATTTTTTATTTTAATAATAAAAATTTATTTATTTTTATTAAACATATAGATGGAAGAAAATAAATTTGACACACTACAACAAAAACCAATTTATGATGTAAAAAATAGTTTACATAGTATAAATAGAAATTTAAATCAAATGAAAACTGACATCGTCTGTATCAAAAGTGATCTATCGATTATTAAAGATTATATACGTTTAAAAGAAAAAGAAAAAGATGAAGCATTAAAAGGTGGGTGGTGGTTTGGATAATAAAAAAAATATATTATTATAATAATAAAATGGATCCTTTGCACCTACCAAATATTTCAATATTAATGCCGACATATAATCGTAAAAAATTTATACCTTTCATTATTAGAAATTTAAAAGTTCAAGATTATCCACATAAAAAACTACAATTAATAATTGATGATGATGGTGAAATACCTTTAATTGATAATTATATTGAATTTAAAAATGCAATCAATCCAATAAAATTAAAGTATATAAGAAATAAAAAAAAATCATCTATTGGTGAAAAAAGAAATCGTCTTGTTGAAAACGCAAATAATAATATTGTGGTATTTATGGATGATGATGATTTATATGAACCAACATATATATCACATTCATATCATATACTAAAAACAAAAAAAGCGGGATGCGTTGGATCTGATAAAATGATTTTTTTATATCCTCCTTATAGTGAAAATGATTTTTATGCATTAAATTGTAATGATAAAAGATTATTACATGAAGCAACATTAATGTTTCATAAAACTTGGTATAATAAAACAAATAAATTTATACATTCAAGTCGTGGTGAAGGTATGGGAATCACAGAAAGTTGTAAATTAAAAACTATTGAATTAACAAATCCACATTTAATTATGACAGCAATAGTTCATGGAAAGAATACAATTGATAAAGAAAAATTTAAAGGTGAAGAAAATAATTTAGTAATGAAAATGGATCAATCGATAACTGAATTTATTACTTCGGTATGTTCTGAATAACTTTACTAAAATTTCTAATTTCATTAAAATTATCACTCCATCCATCTCTTTGTGTTATATGAATAGGTAATATACAAAACCATTTATCTTTTTTTTGTAATGTATGAATATATTCATCATTATTATTTTCTCTTATATCATTTATTAATTTTAATTCAACACTTTCTTTAAGATGATTAATTAAAGTATCATAATAATGTGATTTTACAATATAAGCATGAAGACATACACCACGAACAACTTTTGCCAAATCATTCATTACTTTTAGTGGTGGTAAATAATTCCATACACCTAAATATAAAACATCCCAAAAATCTTTATTAATATATTTATTAAATTTTTCAATTACTTTTTTTTTATTTTCAATTTTGATATCATCTTCAAATATGATTACATAATCCCATCCTAATTCTTTGGCATTTTCTAAACAAGCAATATGTGATAAAGCACAACCTACTAATGGAATATCATGAGTGATTGCATTAAATCTATTTGGTTTTTTAATTCCTAATTTTTTAAGTTCTTGAATTGTAATTAAATTTCTTTCTTTTCGATGTTCTAAATTAATATAAAAATGTTGGTTCATTATATTTAAATAAAATATTTTATTTTAATATATTATACTTATGAAAGTATTAGAATTATTTAGTGGAACTGGTTCTGTTGGAAAATGTTGCAAACAATTAGGTTGGGATGTTGTATCAGTTGATTTATTACTACCCGCCGACCATCAAGTAGATATTATGAAATTTGATTATAAACAATATTCTAAAGATGAGTTTGATATTGTTTGGGCATCTCCTCCTTGCACTTATTATTCAGCATTACAAAATTGTTGGATTGGTAGAAAGAAAAAAGATGGTATTTTAGTAACTAGAGAATTGATAGAAGAACAAAGAAAAGAAAGTGATAAATTGGTTTTAAAATCATTTGAAATAATAGATTATTTTAATCCTCATTATTGGTTTCTTGAAAATCCCCAAACTGGTACATTAAAGAATAGAGATATTATGAAAGATAAACCTTTTTATGATGTTTCATATTGTATGTATAGTGATTGGGGATATGAAAAAAAAACAAGGATATGGACTAATAAAAAAGATTGGAAAAATAAGATATGTGATAAAAGTGGAGCGTGTGGTAATATGATTGATTCACAACATAAAAAAGTATTAGGTAATGGTTATGAAATGATAAATGGTAAGAAGGTATTATGTAATACAAAAGCATTAAGAAAAAAACATAAAGTATTATTGGATAAAGTTGGATGTGGGTCACAACTTAATCAACCAAAAGATTTAAAATATCTTGGTAACGGCACAAACCGAATTGATAGATATAGAATCCCCGAAGATTTAATATTTAGTTTATTTTTGGAATAAAAAATATTTTATTTAAATAAAATATATATAATAATATAAATGGATAAACCCGCTCCTAAAGTATTTAAAGTTCGTGATCCCGATCCCGATGATAAGTTTGCTGATATACATCCTCACTTACCACAACCACCATCATTACTTTTGATAGTTGGTTCAGTAAAACAAGGTAAATCAAATTTACTTGTAAATTTATTATGTAATCCGGATATGTATAAAGATAAATTCGATATAGTTAAAATTATTAGTAATACGTTGAATGCTGATCCAAAGGGAAAATTATTAAATAAATATTTTGATTGTGAAGATCATTATAACGATGAGATGATTACTGATATGATTGAAAGTCAACAGAAAATGGACGATTTTGAGAGAAGTTCCGTAGCAATTTTTCTAGATGATATCCTCACAAAAGACTTCAAAAAAACTAACGCCGTCTCATTTTTAGCAACTCGTTTTCGCCACTATGGTATAGGATTACTTGGTTTCACAACTCAATCCTTCCGTGCTGTATCCGGTTTAATCCGTAATAATGCTACTGACGTAATTATTATGAAACAACAAAATAAAAAAGAATTAGAAAAGATTGAAGAAGAATATGGAGATATGTTTCCCAGTATATTTATGGAGTTATATAATAAAGCAATTGGAGATGCACCTTATAGTTTCTTATATCTTGATATGCAAACTAACCCAGCAACGGCATACATTCGATTTGAAACAAAGATTGCTGAAGGATCAACAAAATTATTTTAAATTTTTTTTTTATATTCTTTAAAAATATTAATATTTATATAATTATAATAAAATAATATGGATTTATATGGATCGGGGGCAAGTATCTCACAAGCAAACGCACAAACCGA